AACGCCAGACGAAGCCTATCCGGTTGAGATCCTGTACTACGAGCTGCCGGTCCTGTTGGATGAAAACACACAGACCAACTGGCTGACGCAGTACGCTCCCAACTTGCTGTTGTACGCAACCCTGCTGGAAGCAACTCCATTCCTGAAAAACGACGAGCGAATTCCTGTCTGGCAGGCCATGTACCAATCAGCTGCACAAGCACTGCAAGGCGAAGACATGAGCAAGATCTTGGACCGCGGCGCAGTAAGAAACGAGGCCTAATATGACAACCTACACCAACATCTTTGGCGGCAGCAACATCTCTCCTGCGGAGATCAGCTACGCCGAAGTTTCCTTGACGGCTAATACTACGTTTGACTGGGCGCTTGAGACGGCTCCTTCCAGCAACCTAATTGCAGGCATCATGGATGTTACGGCAACTTCAGGCCCTTGGATCCTGACTTTGCCAAGTGCCTTGGAGGCGTCGACAGGCCAGGCCATCCTGTTTAACAATGTTGGAGCCAACACCTTTATCATTCAAACTGCTACAGGCACCCAGGTAGCAGCCCCGGCCGCAGGGCAAGTCTGGCAAATCTATTTGACAGACAACACAACCGAAGGGGGCACTTGGATTGCATTGCAATTTGGAGCGGCAATTTCAGCTGCAAATGCGGCTTCGTTGGCCGGCACCGGTTTGATCGCGGTTGGCTCATTTTTGTCGCAAGCAATGCCCGTCACGTTTTTTAACACCAACTACACGGCGGGCGTTACTGACAGGGCAAAGACGTTTATTTGGAATGGAGGAGCCGGAACATTTACCATGGCTGCAGCAGGCACGCTTGCTGACAACTGGTTTATCCAGCTTCGAAATGAGGGTGTTGGCGCCTTGATTGTTGATCCTCCTGGTTCGCAGACAATCAATGGCTCTTCAACGTTGAATTTTCAACCGGGCGACTCGGCCATCATCTTTACTGATGGCAACAATTTCTACACAATCGGCTACGGTCAAGCTCCTGTTTTTGCGTTTGACTACACGTCAATTAACGTTGCGGGTTCAGGTAACTACACACTGTCCGGCAGCGAGTTAAACAGGATTGCTTACAACTTTACTGGCGTCTTGACCGGCAATCGCAATGTCATTGTGCCGCAAACCGTCCAGCAATACTGGGTAACCAACAGCACGACTGGACCGTATACCCTGACAGTAAAAACGTCGCTTGCTTCTGGCGTAACAGTCCCCCAAAGTGCCCGGGTCATTACCTACTGCGATGGCACAAACGTAGTGTCCGCAACCTCAGGGGGTGTGGCAGTTCCCATTTCTGTTGCTGACGGTGGCACAGGGGCCACAACGGCAGGAGCTGCCCTCATTAACTTGGGCGGATCTGCTACGGGCATTGCTGTCTTTACGGCGGCCTCTCAGGTTGCGGCTCAAACAGCGCTTGGCCTTAATCCAATCCAGGGTGGAACGTTCTAATGGCAACCAACCCCGTCATCCTTAAGTCCTTGCCTGGCATTAAAAGGGACGGCACCCGGTTTGAGGGCGACTACTACGTTGACGGACAATGGGTCCGTTGGCAAAGGGGCCTTCCCCGCAAGATTGGCGGTTACAGCGTCATTAATCGCTATTTGCCCGAAGTAAGTCGAGGCGTCAAGACCTTTACTCAAAACGGGCTCACGTATTTTCATTCTGGCTCTGCGGGTTTTGTCTCACGGTTTACGATTGACAGCAGCGGCAACTCCAGCCTGACCACAGACCGGACGCCGACTACATACAACGTCAGCGACGAAAATCTTTGGCAGTTTGATGTGATCTATGACGGCCAGTCTATCCCTGCTGCCAACATGCTCGTAGCGCAAGTGGCTCCAAATGCAAACTGCATTTGCAACACTGATGGAGGCCAGCTTTTCATTGGGTCTATGACGGGGACGGATCGTCTTACAGAAGTCACAACGTTCCCGGCTGGCGTTAACGTAACTGGCGGCATAGTCTCCCTGCACCCCTACTTGATGTACTTTGGGACAGACGGAGTTATCGGCTGGTCAGTTGCCGGAGCCCCAACAGATTTAACAGGCCTGGGTTCAGGAAGCGCTCGCGTGGCCGGTCAAAAAATTGTCCGAGGCATTGCCTTAAGGGGCGGTCCTGGAAACGCGCCCTCGGGCCTCTTCTGGAGTGCGGATGCTGTTATCCGGGGGTCTTTTGTCGGCGGCCAAGAGGTTTTTCAGTTTGACACTATCAGCCCTGAATCCAGCATCTTGTCTGCTGCCTCAGTGATCGAATACGACGGCATTTACTACTGGCTTGGCACAGACAGGATGCTGATGTTCAACGGTGTGGTCCGTGAAATTCCAAACAATCTCAACATAAACTACTTTTATGACGGCTTAAACAGGGAGGCCGCCCAGCGTGTTTGGGCGTACAAGGTTCCTCGCTACGGCGAGATTTGGTGGTGCTACCCGCGGGGAGATGCTACTGAGTGCACTCATGCCATTATTTACAACGTCCGTGAAAACACATGGTACGACACAGAGTTACCTAACAGCGGTCGGACGGCTGGTGAATGGTCTCCTTTGTACGCGGCACCTTTTTTGTGTGGCCTTCAACAATCCGGTTCCGTGTCTAATAACCGCGTGACCGAAAGTGGAGATCTTCGCATCACTCAAGACGGCGCTCAGCGGATCACAATTCCGGCCGAAGGCTTTTTGGTTTGGCAGCACGAGCGCGGCGTCAACGAGATTGATGGCCAGTTTATCACTGCCGTGCCTTCCTACTTTGAGACGGCTGACATGAGTTTCTTGGCGGCCCCTGGTAATGCCAAGAGCAAATGGATTCGAGTTGAGTGCATTGAGCCGGATTTTGTGCAGTCCGGGAATATGACCGTGCAATTAACCGGGCGGGCCAATGCCAAAGCCCTGGAGGTCCCTGGGCCTGTGCGCACTATTTTTGAGCAACCAACAACCCCTTACGACCAGGTTGTCTGGTTTAAGGAAGAGCGCCGAGAACTGCGGTTTAAGTTTACCTCCAACACCATCAACGGCAATTACCAAATGGGCCAGGTCATTGCGCACATTGGTGAGGCAGATGGAAACATCCTTGGCGGTGTGGCTGGAGGCGCTACGTGATCACGCAGCCTGCTATAATGAGCCTTCGCGACTGGGCGGATTGCATCGTTCTCGATCTTTCTAACTATGGAGCGCTTGCAAGGCTAGACAACGAAGACAAGTGGCAGGAATGGGCTTTACAGTTCTGCGTTATATCAGGCTTGAGTCAAAAGAACGTTCCAACTCCCTTTGCCTTTGCTGACTGGCGTGAATGGGCACAACGTTTTGTTGGAGTAATGGGCTAATGACCGATCAAGAATTTATACGGCTACTGAATGACGTAGCCAAAAAAGCCAGGCCATTTAACGATGAGCTGCTTCCAATTGAGTCCATGGACATGGATCTTAAGGAGACGGGCCTAGATAGCCTTGACATGTTGATGTGCACGGTCTACCTGTGCGAAATCTACGATGTTGAGGACGAAAAAAGTAAAGAGATGCTTGGGGCAACCCCCCAAGAGCTTTTTGGCTTCCTCAAAGAGTGGGGGCGCAGAAAGCCTGACAACTATGAGGAAGCCAAAAGGTGGCTGGTATGAGAATCTTCCTTACAGAAAGCCGCACTGCGTGCACTGAGGAAACGACTCTCTTTGAAAACCATACATTTCCCCAAAAAGTCCACTTGTTCCCGGATTCTTACAGCCGGATCAAGTCTGGCCTGGTCTATCCGGCCCACAAGGTTGCCGAAAAGGTCCTTGACCCCGAGCTCATGCGGCGGCTTCGCGAGACACAAACCGGCAAGACCGCGTTTCTCCTGGCTTCTGGCAACAGCAATTTTGCCAATGAGGGCGCCAAGTTAGGTCGGGAAAACGAGTGGACCTACAACTACAAACTGCTCCCACTAACCCTGACCCAAATCTACGCCGGCAGGGTTGCTGCGCAGTGCGGGGAGATTGACCATACAGCAACGGACGCCACCGCCTGCACGTCTAGCCTCAAGGTCCTGATGGACGTACAGACCCTGATCAAGTTCTACGGGTTTGACCGGGTCATTGTCTTGGCCGTTGAGGACCAGGTGAACAACATGACGCTCCAGTTCTTTGGAGAAGCAAAGGCAACCCTGACTGAAAGCATGGCCGAGACTCACCAGGTGAGCCCCAGTGCCTTCGATTCCAAGAACTTTGGGTTCTACATAGGACAGGGCGCCGCGTTTGCCGTATTTGAGTCTGAAGAGGCCCTTAAAAAGGGAAATTTTCCCGCAAAAGCCGAACTTGTGTCCGCTTGGACCTCAACCGAAGTGGCCACAAACGCCATTGGTCAAAGGGAAGATGGACAGGGTTTTAGACGAGCTATCGAGGGAACGCTTAAACTTTGTCAAGTTTCCTCAGAACAAATTAAAATTGTGAAAACTCATGGCACCGGCACAAAGTCTAACAACATGGCTGAAAAGGCCGCGTTAGATCGGTGCTTGAGTGATTTTGTAGCCACATCGTACAAGCAGCGAATCGGCCATACGATGGGAGCGAGCGGACTGTTAGAGACCCTCTTGCTGTTCAATGATTTAGAAAAGGGAACTGTCCCTGGCATCTTAAATCGAACGGAGGAGGATCATGTGTTCCTTTCCGAGGCGATTGAGGCGCCAAAGGGGATGGTGTTGAGCTTGAGCGCTGGCATGGGTAACGTGTTTAGCGCTGCGCTTTTCAACATGAGGATCTAACTATGCCGCTCGTAGACAGCAGACAACAAATGCTTGACCTTGGCGAGCTACTTAAAGTAGCCGCTGAAAACACACAGTCCCAGTACCCGATGGAATTCGTGTACGCCACCTTCGTCAAGGAGGTGCAGATGCCTGGCAGCAAATTCTATCGCTACGGCAACACTGTCTACGTTGTGCATGGCTCAGAAAAAACTCCACGAAAAGGCATGTTTAGGGCATTGAATGCAGACACTGCTCCTAACTTTGTGGCATCTGGCTTTGCTTTTGTTGCGGACGCCTACAAGGCCGGTTTTGACACTCTAGTCACCCAGTTTACCGACCAAAGTCTCTTGAATATCTTCCGTCAAGTTTCAAAAAATCCCCCAAACCCCGGCATGGGCTACAACGTCTCTAAACTAGCCGACGGCCAGTTTCAAGTTGCTTTGCAGCTTGGAAGCAAGCGTGAAGGAGCCATGCAATGAGCGCAGTAGTAGATTTTGTCGGTGACGTTGTTGGCGGCGTAGTTGAGGCCGTTGGAGACGTGGTTGATACGGTAGTTGACGTTGTTCAAGACGTTGGCAAGGCCGTTGACCAGTACGTCATTCAGCCTATTCTTGATGATCCACTGACGGCCATCGCGACCATAGGCGCAGCGGCGTTCTTGGGCCCGGCAGCTGCGGGTATGTTTGGAACATCCGCAGCCGTCGGAACAGGCATTGCTGCAGGAGCTGCAAACGCGGCGGCAGGTCTTGTCCAAGGTGAAAGCTTTGACGAGGCAATTAAAGGCGGTTTGGCCGCGGGTATTGGCTCGTACGCAAGTGCCGAGTTTTTTCCTGGAGCAGGATCCGGAGCTGAAGGTTCTGCAACACCTGACTTGAGCATGGGTCCTCAACTGGAAGGCAGCGCCGCTTATCAATTGCCTGGTTCATTCGACCAGTATGCTTTGCCAGGCGGCACTAACCTTACGCCGTCCCTTGAGACCTCACTCGATCAGTTCCTTGCCCAAAATGACAATTTTGGAACAAGCGCAGGTCAGGCTTCACCTGTTCCAAATGCAGGCATTCAAACCACGGATCTTCCACCTCAAGCGGGTACCGCTCCAGGAGCTGCTCCGACCACAGCGCCAACCGCACCAACAAGTCCACTTCAGTCACTGAACACGCCTGTTTCCCAAGTTGAGATGCCGTCACTCACGTCAGTTACGGACTCTTCATTGGGCGCCGACTACGGTTTGTCAAGTGGTATGAAGCCCGACTTTGGTTTGCAGGCTAATGCCTTTAAGCCAGCTGATTCATTCAACATGTATGGAGAGGCTGATTACAGCGTTATTCCAAGGGGCGTATCTGGTGGTCCTGGCTTGCAAATGCCCAGCGCCCCCAATCTTACTCGCATGGGTGGGGGTCAAGGTCTTACAGCAGACATGACAGGGCTTCCTCAGTACATGGAAGATGGCATCCCTACGCAATTCCGGGGAGCAAATGGACAAATGTATGGGGCTGCCACGCCGG